GGAGGCAAGTAGTGGCACGCATTGGATCGGACAGCGGACTCGTCAGCAACAACTCAGGTGGGGTCTTTGACGATAGCGGCAACCCTATCGTCACCGCAGACACAGAGTTTGGCGCTTCGCCGCTCGGCATTGCGGCGCGCTCGCAGGCGCTCTACTTCCTGCCGAATCCATCGTTCAACATCCTGCCGCCAGACCCTTCGTCGCCAATCGTAGACAACGCCAACGCGCTGCCGTACTGGAGCGTTGAGGACTTGAGCGAAGGCAGAATGTTTGCGACCACCGTCTTTGATGAGACGGCGCAGACCTGGGCGCTTGAGATTGACCCGACAGCGGGTTCAGCGAGCGACTCTATTGCTATCAAGACGCGCTCGTACCTGCTCAATGACTCCAACTTTGACCTGCGCCAGAAGGCGCTGGCAAGTCTTGAGAAGGTGAACGCATACGCTGGCACGACTCAATGGGCGCTCACGCTCAGCGCCGAATACTTTGACGCGACGAATACCAGCCTCAGTGCGTTCACAATCGGCACGGCGGCTGACAATGCGACCTGGACTTCACTCAGCGGATTCACCACGAGCGGCACGGCCATCGTGAACGCAGCGGCGCAGTATGTGGACTTGACCTTCACGCTGACTACAACCGCTGCCGTGAGCAGCACGGTGAAGGTTCACATCAACAGCATCCTGCTGCAAACTTCAACCGCTGGCGGCGGCGGCGGCTCGCAATCTTTTCTTATCAGTGAAACATTTACTTCATCTGGAGACTGGGTTCGGCCAACTGGGGTTGAGTACCTGAACGCAGTGGTTCTTATTTCTGGCGGTGGCGGCGGCGCTGGCGGAGGCATCATTGACGCGGTTACAACAAGTGGCAGTGTCACAGTCGCAGGAGGCGGCGGCGGCGGCGGCGGCTTCTTTGCCGTCGCACGCGACCTATACGTTGGAGATGCTGGCACTTGGGCGGTCACAGTCGGTGCTGGCGGTAGCGGAGGGACCGCACGAACCAAAGTCAAGGCGAGTGGCACCTCGGTCCCTGGCGCCTCCTCGACCACGTTTGGCGGAGTTGGTAGTAATGGTGGAGCAACCTCCTTTGGAACCTACATCACACTTGCAGGAGGGATCGGCGGTAGCGCCGCTGGCGCTGGAGGAAACAGGAACACCGATGGATCAGCATTTGGTGCTGGCGGAGGTGCGGGTAGCGTCACGACAAACCTTATTTTTGACATCGGCACAGCGGTAGGCGGCGCTGGCGGTCAAGGCGGTAGGGGCTTCTCCGACATAGGCGGAACAGTGCTTCTACCAATTGCTGGGACACCAGGCTTCGGAGGAATGAGCCAGACGCTCAAGGTATTTCCATACCTTGAGTTGCCTGGTGCTGGAAATGCTGGCAGTGCAGCCATTGGAACCGTTAGTGCCAGCGGCACTGCATTAGCGGGGACTGCTGGTAGCGGTGGCGTGAGCGGTATCGGAGGCGGCGGTGGCGGCGGCGGCGGAGTCTACAGTTCTTCAGTTGCACAGATTGCAAGAGGGAGCGGCGCTGGTGGTTCTGGCGGCGGCGGCGGCGGCGGAGCAGGTCTGACCTTCAACTCAGGCTCATCATCTGGTGTAACCCTTAGTGGAACTGCTGGGGATGGCGGCGATGCAGGGTCTGCAGGCGGCGGCGGCGGCGGCGCGGGCGGAGGCATCTCCGCACGCTATTCAAACAACTACAGCACCTTCACTCTGGATTACCAAACTGGCGAAGGCGGAAATGGAGGCGGTGGCTTCGTGATCATCGTGTACGTCGGATGATGAGATACGCATTCGTGAACGCAGACAACATCGTGGTGAACGTAATCGTCGGCGACCTAAACGATGAGCAGAAGCCGCGCTTCTTCGCCGTGCAGCAAGCAATCTTTGGTGCCACACAAATGGTTGAACTTGCTGACAATCAAGGCGCGTGGATTGGCGGGACGTATACTGACGGCCAGTTCCAACCACCACCTCAGCCTGAGCCAGAGCCTGAGCCTGAAGTGATTGAAGGAACATCAGAGGAGCCTGAAGCCACGGAGACATCTGATGACTCGATCCCAGGTTGACGCGATCATTGACCGGCTAGACACGCAGTCGGCAAAGATTGACCGTCTCCAGTCGGAGATTGACCAGATGAAGGGCGGCTTGACCGTCTTGAAGGCGCTTGGTGCGCTGCTTGGCGTAGGAGGAATCGGGACGCTTCTGGCGTACTTCCAATCGCAAGCCGGCAAGTGAGGTTCGCCTCGCTCCTGCTCCTCTGGATCTCTTTCGTGCCGTTCGCTGTTGTTCGGGGAGCCGATGGCTACGACGGCACCGAGTATCCGCACAGCACCCTCGTCACCCAGACTGGCGACTACTTCGTCGTGATCGAGCAGCCTTCCACCTTCACCGCTGAGACGGATCTCTGCGACAACACGACAGCCTTCTGGTGCGCCGCACCGCAGCAGGGCGGCAACTTCACCGACTCTGCGCTCTGGCTCTACGACGCCAACGGCGGGCTGCTGACTTCCAACGACGATGACCCTCGCACCAACGGTCAGTCTTATCACTCGTTCATCACCGTGCAGCTGGAGGCTGGCGTCTATCGGCTGCGTGCTGGTCGCTTCACCTGCCGCGACGGATCGTGTATGTGGCCGCAGGACCCATTCCCTGAAGGCGGTCACTACCAGCTGCTCACCACGCGGGCGCTGCTCCTTGACCCGACCCCGCCGACCGTTGTGCCGAGCGCCGTCCCATCCGTGCTGCCAACGCCTGAACCGACGCCTACACCGACCCCAGAGCCGACTCCTGAGCCTACCCCTACCCCTACCCAGACCCCAGAAACCCCAGCACCGAGCCTCTCCGTGTCTCCAGACCCCACGCCAGAGCCTTCTGTAGAGCCGACACCAACGCCTACCCCCACGCCTGAACCGACCCCAGAGCCAACACCCGAACCAACCTCATCACCAACGGAGGAGCCAAGCCCAGAGGTGACCAATGAACCAACCCCAGAACCAACGCCAGAGCCGACGCCTGTACCAACAGAAGTCGCGCCATCTCCTTCCGTATCTCCTGATCCCACTCCTGTTCCTACTCCTGAGCCAACACAGCCCGCTCTGCCAGATGTAGGCGAGGCGGTCGAGGCGGTTGCCGAAGCGGTGACCGAGGTGTTCACCAACATTGCGGCCATCACCGAGATCGGCAAGGACCTTGATCCGATTGAGAAGGAAGAGGCTCAGCCGGTCGCCGTCGCAATCATTGGCAGCCAAGTTGCAAGTGTGGCTGCCGCAGCGTCAAATGCAGCGAGGTCGGCTGCTAACATTGGCGGTGGCGGACCAGCGGGAGGCAATGGAAATACGCCGAGCCGAAAGGGTGGTCGCCGTGCTTAGGAACATCATCAACGATCTCGTCGGAGGCTCCTGGACGATCCTCGGTCTGCTCTTCGCGGTGGTGGTACTGCCAGAGGGTCAGACGCAGAGCACAATGGCAACGCTGTTCATCTTGATGACAATCATCTGGGTAGGGACAGGATACTGGAGGTGGAAAGAGTGAAGTACCAGATCAAGTCGCAGCTCTACTCAGACGCTGAGGCGCAGAAGAAGAAGGGCGCGATCCTTGATGACTGCGGGCCATCCAGCGCGGCTGCGGCGGCATCGTTCGCCAACGGCTACTCGCCAGACTTCAGCGCAGCCGACGGCGTAGCGGCGAAGGAGCGCGCCACTGGCTTCAAGGAGAAGCAAGGCGTCAGCGATAACGGCTCGTCCCTTAGCGAAATGATGAACACCGTCAGGGAACTGGGCTGCAAGGCTCGACCTGCCGAAACGTTCGCCGAGGCGGTGGAGGCTGCAAAGGCTGGAGCCGCGCTCATTGTCTGGGTGCAGGCACCAATCGGCTACCCCAAGCAAGCGCTCTCAAAGTGGCACCGCAACTGGGCGAAGTACTGGGAGAAGACTGACCCGAAGGTGATCACCGCAGGGTACGGCCACCTCACCTCCGCAGGCTACGACGCTGAGGCGAAGACGCTGGTCTTTGCCGACCCAACCTTTGATGAGCGTGATCCAAAAGAAAAGTTCGCCGTGCCGGTGACGGAGGCAGAACTCAAGGCGATCGCTTCAGGCAAGCCAGGCTCGCCTGCATCACACATCGTCATTGTGACGAAGAAATGAAAGGAAAAGAAATGAGCAAGTTCCAGAAGGTTCTAGACGGAAGCAAGATTGACGAGATGATCTTGGACGCAGTCCGCACGTTCCTGACCGTCTCCATCTCGGTGGCACTCGGTCTTGGCATCCCGCTCCTTGACATCACTGGCGGCGACTTCCGCACCGTGCTGTCAGCAGGGCTGGCGTCAGGCTTGGCGGTCATCGTCAAGGCGCTTGACCCAAGCCAGACGGACTACGGAATCAACGGAAAGAAGTAAGTCTTGACAACGGCGTGAGCCGTCGTCAGGATCGCTTCAGCGGGTCGTAGCCGATCCGCAGTAGGGGGAGGTTCAATGGGTGGCATAGACGAGTTTCTGGAGCTGCAGAGCGTGACCAAAGGTCCGCGCTGCGGCTACCAGTTGCTTGACATCTCGGACTCTGATCGCAAGGCGCTAGACGAGGCATTGGCGGCCGCACGAATCACCGCAAGGGCAATCCAGAAATGGTGCGAACTTCGGGGTCAGAAGTGGGCTGACTACAACATCCAGCGACATAGGAGAGGAGACTGCAGATGTCAGAAGATCTAATCGAGTTCCAGCGCGAGGACGAACTGAACGAACTGAAGTCGGCGCACCGACGCGCACTTCGCGCACTCGCCAAGAAGGATCAGCAGACCGAAGAACTCGTGGAGGCGGTCTACCGCGCCGCGAAGGATGCGGCGGTCGGGATGAAGATCCCAGCCGTGCCAGCGCCTAAGCCGGACAAGCGCAAAGGAAAGCGCGAGGTGGCGGTCGTTCAACTGAGCGACTGGCAACTCGGCAAGAAGAGCGTGGACTACGACATTGACACTGCGGCAAAGCGGCTGCAGCTGCTCGCGGAGAAAGTCAAGCGCGTCGTGGAGATTCAGCGCAAGGATCACCCTGTGGACACGGTGAAGATTCTGCTCACTGGCGACCTCGTGGAGTCAGACGGCAACATCTTTCCAGGGCAAGCCTACGAAGTTGAGGCTGGCGGTCTGTACGTCCAAATCTTCCGAGGCGCGGAGATGCTCGCGCAGTTCGTGCGCGCGATGGCCGCACTGTTCCCGAATGTCGAGGTCTACGGTGCAATCGGCAACCACGGACGCTTAGGACGCTACTCAGATCACTCGCCAGAATCCAACAGCGACGCGATTCTTTACAACATTGCGCGGTCGCTCGTGCAGACAGAGAAGCGCGTGACGTGGAAAGAGAGCCTGACCGTTGGCGGTCGGCACTGGTACGACACGCTGGAACTGCCTGGCGGCAAGATTGGGATGATCGTTCACGGCGACCAGTTCCGAGGTGGACTTGGGATGCCGTGGTACGGCGTCGCAAAGAAGGCGAGCGGCTGGCGCTTGAGCGTTGCGCCGTTTGACTATCTTTGGTTCGGACACTGGCATCAGCCGGCGCGACTCGTCTTGGCTGACGGCAAGATCACCACGTGGTGCTCGCCGAGCCTTGAGTCCAGCAACCGCTTCGCGCAAGAAGTTGTCGGCGCATCAGGTGAGCCAGGTCAATGGCTGATGTTCTTTGACGGCGACGGAGAGGTCTCTGCTGAGTACCTGATCCGCTTGCGCTAGTGGCTCCGTTCGTCCACGACCCGCCTGAGCGCCCACCTGACGGCGCGTGCTCAGTCTGCAACGAGACGACGAGGGTTTGGAGGTTTGCCGAACAGTCGGTGAGCCTGACCCCTGGCTATACTGCGATCTTGGCGTATGCCATCTGCCGAGCGTGCATCGAGGTGATCCTGCAGCTCGTAGATGAGGACGATGACTAGGCCGCCTTCGGGCGGCTAATCTCCCCTGGCTGACCTCCTCCAGCCAGGGGAGGACCACCCCAACTTCGTGCTCAAAATGGGGGCTTGACAAGCCGTGACGTCACGCTCTACCATCGTGACATCGGGAGGAACCCAGCCAGACGGCAGGGCCGATACGAGGAGGAAACGATGAACATCGCAGTCGGAACCGCAATCGTCACCGCAAACGGCGAAGCTGTCGTGGTGGCGCAGATGCCACACACAGTCGCTGTTCGCGTCCAGTATCTGGACAAGCGCACGCAGCGCAAGTTCGCCGGCAAGGGCGACGTTCTCTACCCATCAGACTTCACCGTCAAGGCGGTGCGCTGATGAGCCAGACACACGGCTGGGTCAGTCGCAGCGAGCGCAAGGGACACGCCGTCTTCGTAGTCGGCGACCCTACCTCAACCGAACTCCCTTCGCTCATCTTTGAGTTGGGCGTGCGACCGAAGCGCAATGAGAAGCCAGTTGCAGAACACGCGCCAATCGCGTGGAGCGAGATCGCTCGCATTTCCGCCGGCGAAACAACATTCGAGCAGTTGAAGGAGGCAGCAAAGTGAAGACAATGATCTTGGACACACTCGCAGTCGTATCGTTCGTTGCAGCAATGGTGCTGCTCTTGGCGCTGGGGTCAATGCGATGAGGCTGAACCGAAAGACGCAGCCACTGGTCTACAAGCGAGTGGCAATCCGCACGACGCTGCTCGATGAGCAGAAGCGCCGATCGCAGGCGCTGATGGACATTGCCATCGGCATCTACGGCTTCGCGTTCGTCGTGTTCCTGTTTGCGTGGCTTGGCTAATGCCAGTGTACGAGTACCGCTGCGGCGACTGCGGACACCGAGAGGAACACACGCACTCAATCCAGAACGTCTACAACCCGCGCTGCGAGAAGTGCGGCCGCTGGATGCGGATGGTCTACACGCCAGCCGCCATCGTCTTCACTGGCGAGGGCTGGGCAAAGAAAGATCGAGCAAAGAAGGAGGGCAAGTGATCAAGTGGAAGTGCGTCCTCTGCGACGCGAAATGTGAAACCGAGGTCAAGCCTGGTCTTGGGCAGCGGCTCTGCAAGCCGTGCCTTGTCAGGCACTATCAGACGCTCGTGCAAATCTACAAGCCTGAAGGCGGCGTAAGACTTGAAGAAGCAAAGCGCCTGTTTGAAGGAGCAAAGAAGGAGGCAAAGGCGTGAGCAAGCAATACGAGTTTGTCAAGGCAGAGCAGCGCAGTCCTGAGTGGTTTGCACTTCGGGCTGACGGCATCACGGCGACCGACGTGTCGGTCATCGCGGGGCTGAATCCATACAAGACGCCGTACCAACTCTGGGCAGAGAAGTTGGGCAAATACACGCCAGACCCAGTGGGACCAGCCGCCGTTCGCGGCATCCTGCTGGAGAACGCAGTGGCTGAGTTCTACGAGATGGAGACTGGCCGCGAGCTGCGCCGCAGCAACGGCATTGTCCGGCTGAAGGAGATGCCGTGGGCGATGGCGTCACTTGACCGCACCATCGTCGGGGAGGAGGGCTTGGTGGAGATCAAGACCAGCACCTCACCGCGCTGGAGCCTGCACCCTGTCCCGCCAGAGGTGGTGGCTCAGGTGCAGTGGCAGATGTTCGTGACGGCCGCACCGTGGTGCGACATCGCAGTCCTGCTCGGCGGTCTCGTCTTCCGCATCGAGCGGGTTGAGGCTGACGTGAACTATCAGACGCAGCTCTACGCAAAGGCAGTGGAGTTCCGCAACGCACTTGCAACCCAGACGCCGCCGACCTTGCAGGGCGAGGACAGCGACGCGCTGGCGCAGGTCGTACCGCAGACCAGCGAGGAGTACGCGCAGGCTGACACCTCGCTTGACCGGCTGGCTGGGCTTTACGCGGAGAAGCAATACGAGTCAAAGTTGCTGGACCAAGAACTCCAGAACCTCGCCATCGGTCTCAAGGAGTCCATCGGCGAGAAGGTCGGCATCGTTGGTCAAGGGTGGTCAGCCACCTGGAAGCAGAACAAGGCAACGGTCAAGACGGACTGGGAGAAAGTTGCAGAGACTCTGCACGCAGTCGCGCCAGACACCTACGCCGAAGCGGTCAAGCGCCTCACCCAAGAGAAAGCAGGCGCACGAGTGTTCAGGTTTAGAACAGAGGAGGTGGACAAGTGAGCAAGATCGCAGCAGCACTAGCAGCACCATTCGAGGAGAAAGATCTGAAGCATCGTCCTGGGCGCGCTGGGATGACCTTCACCTACGCAGACGCTCGTGCAGTCGCTCAGCGGCTGGATGACGTGCTCGGCATTGAGGGCTGGCAGTTTGAGGTCAAGGTGGCCGACCCAATCCGTGGCGTCGTTCACGGCTCGCTGGCATTGGTGGTCGAGGGGAAGACGACGATCCGGCAGGACTTCGGCTACCCGAACTCTGCTCAGGATGACGAGCCTCTCAAGTCCGCAGCTTCTGACGCGCTCCGCAGGTGCGCCGCTCAAGTTGGTGTGGGCAGGAGCCTCTATTCGCCAGACAAGGGTGTCCAAGTACCACCTCGTGGGGTTGCGCCCCGCTCCGTGGCTCCTACAGGGGTCTCCGTTGATTCTACGAGGGCATCTGACGACGACATTATCGCGGCGAAGGCGGCGA